ATTTGAGGGTTCTACAGCTGATGGCAATGAACTAACAGTGACTGTCACTGACCCTACAGACAGTAGAACCATTACTTTACCTGATGCCTCTGGCACTGTTCTTACAACAGGAAACTCAGATGCACCTACGACAACAACCTCTAGTAGCGATGCTGACTTTGTTTTGATTGATGATGGTGGGGTAATGAAAAAAATTACACCTACTGATTTAGGTGTTGGTGGCGGTGGCGGTGGTGGAATTACTACTGGAAAAGCCATCGCTATGGCTATTGTATTTGGATAATGGAGTAAAACATGGCTAATCCAAACATAGTAAACGTAGCAACAATAAATGGAAAAATTGCTGGTCAAGCAGTTGGCACTAGCATGGCAAGTATTGTAGATAATGCCGCTTCATCTGGTAAAATATTCAAAATTAACAGTTTGATTGTTGCAAATATTGATGGAGTAAACAACGCATCTATTACCGCAAAAATTGTTATTGAGGGAAGTGATTTTCATATTGCTCATACTTTACTTGTTCCAGCCGATGCAAGTATTGTTTTAATCTCAAAAGAAAGTTCTGTGTACTTAACAGAAAACTGTCAAATACAATTACAAGCTAGTGCAACATCTGATTTACAAGCTGTGTGTTCTTACGAAGAGATTAGTTAATGTTTAAGAATGGTTCAGTTATAGGCGTTCATAATGTAACTAGTCCAAATGAAGCAAGTGGCATTTTTGATTTAAATTCTCACGCTGAACTTTCATCTGCCGCTATTTTTCCTAGTTTTGGTAGATTTGGTGCGCCAGACACAAATCATGTTCATACTGCTTCTATAAATACAGCAACTTTTGCGCCAACCATTCATTACATTGAAACTCCGTCTAATGACGATGATAAAAATTATTCTGTGATGGACTTTAATTTTACAAGTGGTTCAAACGCTGTTCATACATTTTATGTCGGAAACAAAATCCAAGGTAACCCAAGTAATTTTCATAACGATCTTTGCGTTGGTGCAGTACAAGTTATACAGGGTGGCACTATAATTATGGCTACAGGCGCGGCTAACTCTACAGCAATACAAACAACAACCGCCACTAATATTACATCTACAGACCCAACATCTCAGACTTTTACTAATTTGCTTACTAGCCAAACTGCTGGAAGGTGGAACATTGCGACTTTTACTGGTTCGAGCAGAACTGGAGCGGCAGACGGCATATCATCTAATTTTCAAAATAGTACACTTATATTAGCAAACGCTGGTGAAGAAAATGTGACACAAGTACCTTCAACAAATTTTCTTTACTGTGAATCAACTGGTCAAACAATTGGTACAATTAAATGGATGAAGTTACCATCTGTAAATCTTGCTACAAGCACAGCTCACACACTGTCCATAGCGTATCATTTAGCGGTGCAGAGTGCTGGAGGTAATGATGACGAGGATGATGAAATCCTTATTTTTATAGAGAATTAAATGAGTTTATATTCTACAAATGCTTTTTCAGAAGTAAGTTTCGGTGATTTAGGCAGTCGTATCTTAGAAGGTTCGGCAAGTATGGTAGCTAGTTTCACACAAACTTCTACACAAACTTTGATAATACCAATACAAGCATCTCTACAAACAAGTTTCAGTCAGCAATCGACCATCACGCATATTATTGATATTTCAGCAAGTATACAAAGTAGTTTTATACAATCTCAAATTTTGAGTGGAACTTTTCTAAGTTCATGCAATATGCAATCGAATTTTGCAACAGTTTGCAACGGTGAAATTTTGTATGAGTTAGCTGTTTCTCCGTCAGAAAGTTTTACAACAGAAACAATTGATAGTAGTAATTGGGTTGAGCAAAGTGTACCAAGTAATTTATTTATAGTAAGCAGTGTAAAAAATGAAAATTGGAATATACAAAATTCAACTAATAATGTGTGGGTCGAACAATGATAGAATTTACTGAATGGTTACCAGACCAACCGATACACCTCAATAGAGGAGTTATTACTGCTGAAAATGTTTTACCAGCCGCAATTGGATACAGAAGTTTTCCAGAGTTTGTTTCCTTTTCAAGCGCAACATCTGACAGTAAAATTAAAGGTATATTTGCTGCAAAAGATAACTCAGGCAGTGTAAAATTATTTGTTGGAGATGCTGGTAAGTTGTATGAATTTAATGCAAGTACATCTTCTCTTGATAACAAAAGTAAAGCTGGTTCACCAGCTTATGATCTGCTTGATGAGGAGCTATGGAGATTTGTACAATTTGGTGAATATGTTATTGCTAGTGGTGGTGTGGGTGAAGAATTACAACAATGGAGATTAGGCGTTGATACGTCATTTTCTAATTTGGGTGGCTCACCACCCAGAGCCGATTTTATTACAGTAGTACGCGATTTTATCTGGACAGGTAACATCGATGAAGGCTCAGGTCGGATTCCATATCGTGTAAGATGGTCGGGGTTTAACGCTATTGATAGCTGGACGGCTGGGACTGATCAGTCAGATTTCCAAGACTTGCCTGACAGTGGTGCTGTTATGGGTTTAGTAGGCGGTGAATACTGCACAATTCTAACAGAAAGAGCTATATTTAGAGCCACATACACTGGTCTTCCTTTGGTTTTTCAGTTTGACAAAGTGGAAAGTCAACGTGGATGTAGTATAAAAGGCTCAGTGTGTAATGTTGGCTCAAATGTATTTTTTTATTCCAATGACGGATTTTATTTGTTCAATGGTGAAAGCTCTGCGCCAATCGGGGCAGAAAAGGTAAATAAGTTTTTTGCAAAAGATTTTAATTTAGCATTTAAACAAAATGTAACGGCTTCTGTAGACCCATTAAACCAAATAGCGATATGGTCTTACCCATCTATTGCAAGTGGTGACGGTACGCCAGACACATTATTAATTTACAATTATGTGTTAAATCGGTGGTCATTGGTTAAAACCAGAGCAGATTACCTAGCACCATTTTTCAGTGCTGGTTATACAATGGATCAGCTAGACAATTTATCGGCAACTCTTGATGGATTAACGACTGTTTTAGATTCTCCTTTTTATAAAGGTGGTGAGTTTTTCTTTGGGGGTGCGGTAAACAATCAGATATTTACTTTCACGGGTGAACCAAAATCAGCCACAATCGAGACTGGTGAAACTACATTAAATGTTGGTAAACACACGTTAGTCACTAAAATTTTCCCATACTATGATGGGGGTACTGTGAATTTACAGATAGGAACAAGAAATAATCAAACAGATGCGGCTACTTTTACAAGTTCTGTGTCACCTAATAACGATGGTTTTGCGCCCTTCAGAAGTCAGGGAAGATACCATCGTGCTAAATTTATTATCTCAGGATCTTGGAGTAACGCTTTGGGGATTGATTTTGAGAGTACGGCTTTGGGTAATAGATAATGGCAAGATTATCGAATTTCAGAATATTGAACCCAGTTCTAGCAACAACTAGACAAATAGCTGAAATATTAAATAATACTGTAAACGGAAAATTAAATTGCATAGGAGAATTTACAATATCTTCTGGTACTACAACCACTACTGTTACAGACCCCAGAGCTTCAAAAGACAGCATGATATTTTTTACAGGACTTAACAATACAATAACAAATTCTAACCCTTTTATAAGCACAAGAAATAACGGTAGTTTTGTTGTAACACATTCAAGTCATGGGAGTAATGTAGTTGTTGGATATGCAATTATTGGATAACGATTGGACTAGATGCGAGGAATATATAGAGGCGGCTTTGAAATATGCACATGACAGTCATAAATTGGCAGATGTTCGGAAATCCGTGGAGCAAGGTACAGCCCAGTTTTTTCCGTTTGAAAAATCTGCTATTATAACAGAAATAGTAGATTACCCAAATAAATCTGTTTGTCGAATTTGGTTAGCTGGTGGAGATTTAGAAGAACTTGTAGAAGCGGAAAAGAAAATTTGTGATTGGGCTAGAAGTCATGGTTGCGATGGAATTGAGATTATTGGTAGACACGGATGGAAAAAAGTATTGAAAGATTATTTGCCAACTTCAACTGTTTTAGTAAAGGATTTGAAAAATGAGTAAAGGTGGTGGCGGTTCAACCCGAACTTTAACAAGCACTGGCGGTGCTACTAGTTTTGCTAAACCATTTCTACAATTTGGATTGCAAGAAGCAAGAAACCTATATGATAGTCCCTTGCCACAATTCTATCCAGAAAGCACAGTCGTAGGTTTCAGCCCTGAATCTGAAATGGCTTTAAATGCAACCCGACAATATGCGCTACAACCAAATCCTTTGGTGCAAGGTGTACAACAAGTGGTCGCGCAGAATTTAATGGGAACTAATCCCTTGCAATCTGCCGCTTTTGCACCAGCCCTTGAGCAAGTCGAAGGTTCTCTTGGAAAAGCTGGAAGATATGGTTCTCAATATGGAACACAGGCAATGGCTAAGGCACTAGCTCCATTAGCACTTCAAGCGCAACAAAATGCTATTTCTCAAGCCCCAGTCGCTTTTAATTTTGGTCTAGCTCCAGCACAAACACTGGCTGGTGTTGGTGCTGCAAGAGAGTCACAAGAGCAAGCAGAACTGGCGGCAGATATAGAGAGATTTACTTTTGAGCAAAACAAACCATTACAGAAATTAGCCGACTATATGACGTTAGTGCAAGGTGGCTCAGGTGCATTAGGGACGCAACAAGCTACACCATTTTATGCTAATCCTACGGCTGGTTTTCTTGGGGGCGCATTAGGGGCTGGGCAATTGGCATCACAAATGGGGGCTTCTAACCCTCTATTATATGCCCTAGGCGGTGGATTATTGGGGGCGCAAGTATAATGGGATTATTTGACGATTATTTTTCAAAGGGAGTTCCAGTTTATGATTCTACAAGGTTAGGCGGTATGACGCAAAGACCTGTTGGTTATATTATAAATAACACTGCAAGTCCAATTCCCAGACCCAATATTCCAACCACACCTAAACCTATGTCTAATTTGAGAATATCTGGTTTACCTGTCTCTAGCCCATTACAGGCAATGGCTGAAAATAATGAAAAGATGCAACAGCAAAGAAGACCATCTTCGATGTTAGCCAAAATTCGCTCTGGTTTAGGAGCATCTCCTACAAGCCCTGTCGGTATGGCTATTAGCAGTGGCGCACAGAGCTTGTTAGAGCAGTCTGGATACTCTCCAGTGCCCAGAACTACTGGAGAGATATTTGGCAAGGCTTTAGGGGCGGCTAGAGAGGGTTATATGGATGGTTTAGCTTTAGAGCAAGCTGAGGCTGAAAAGACACTGGCTCGTAGATTAGCTGATAGAGATTATGCGTTAGAATTAGCCAAGCTTGATCAGCCATCTGCATTTGCTAAGAAAATGGCTGAATTAGGTATTGATTTAAATACATCAGAAGGTCAAGCGCAAGCGTTAGAAATATTGAAAAAACCTCAGACTTCAGTTTCTTTTGGGGACACTGGTAAAAGAGAAGAATTACTATTTGAAAACGCCCTTAAATTTAGAGATAAAGTAGTTGATGAAACGAAAATAGACCCGAAAGTAGAATCTAGGTTAAACCAAGTTATTAATTTGTTAGAAAGTGGGTTGGACACAGGTTTAGTGCCAGAACTTACATTACCATTTAGAAGACTAGCTCTGGGCATGGGTTTTGTTGGTGATGAGGAATCTGAAAGAATAAGTGGGCAAGAGCTTTTAAAATCTGTAGCAGACCAGTTAGCTCCTATGATGAGAGTAGCTGGGTCTGGTTCATCTTCTGATAAAGATGTAGAATTGTTTCGCTCTGCTACCATATCTATGGATAAGACACCGTTTACGAACATGATTATAGCTAAAACTTTAAAGCAAACAAACAGACATAACAAAAAAAGATTAGCACTTCTGGATAAATATATAAAAGAAAATGGAAGTGCTTTAGGTTTTGGTGAATACGCAGATGAAAACTTAGACCCAGTGTTTTTTAGGGTTAATGGTGATGATGATTTGCAAGATTTATATGATACAGGAAAAGTAAAAGCTGGGGATGTTTATTACGATAATGAATATCAAAAGTTCATGTTTGTTGAGGTTGAGTAAAAATGGCAAAAATCGTAAGAAACCCAAGTCAAGGTGAACAACCAAAGAAAAGAACGACAGCCGATATATGGAAATCTATTGGTTCTGCTCTTTTGCAAGGGCTTACATTTGGAACTTCTGATGAATTAGTGTCCTATGCTCGTTCTCTTGGCTCTGATAAGTCTTATACTGAGCTAGTCACAGAGGCTAGGGAGAAATTAGACGAATTTAGAAGAACTGACCCTGTTAAAGCATACTCAGCAGAGATAATAGGTTCTTTGCCTACAGCATTGGCTGGGGGTGCTTTTATTGGTGGTTTAATGAGAGGAGCAAGCCCATTACAGAAAGCTATGACTGCTGGTGGTGTAGAGGGTGCAATTTATGGTGCTGGTGCATCTGATACTCCAACCATAGGCGAGAGAGCTACTTCTGCGGCTATTTCAGCGCCTCTTGGTGTAGCTGGCGGTGCTATTGGGCAAAAGATTACTCCTGTTTTGCAAGAGGGTGCTAAATCAATGATAAAAAGGGGATTTCCTCTTACAATAGGGCAATCGTATGGTGAACCTCTATCTTCAATAGAGCAGAAAATATCAAGTCCTTTAATGCAACCTGTTATTCAAGCGGCTAGAGCTAAACCACAGCAAAAATTTGTTACTGAAACTATAGATAACGCTTTAGCTCCGATTGGCGTGAAATTGCCATTTGGGGTTACTGGAGAAGAAGCTGTTGATAAAGCTATGGACGCTATTGCAGACGCTTACGAAGAAATTTTACCCAAAGCAAAATTAAATGTTCAACCAGTAAACGCAAAAATTGATTCGATTATTGGTAAAGCGATGTTATCCCTCGATAAAGGGGGAGTTTCTCTTACTCCAGATGATGTAAAAGATTTTAGAAAAATTATAAATGAAGTTTACGGAAGATTTGCTAGTGGGGCTGACCAAACTATAAGTGGTGAAAGGTTTAAGGAATCTGAAGCTCTTATGTCCAAAGCTATAAGAAATTTAAAAAATCAGGGTAAACTCACAGAGACTAGGTTGTTAAGAGAGGTTCAATCTTCACTAAGAGATGAGTTTGCTCAACAAAACCCTGATTTACCTGATTTACAAGCTGTTAACAAAGCATATAGAAATATGATGCCGATTGTAAAAATATCAGATGCCGCAGTGAGCAGACAAGGTGTGTTTACTCCTAGTCGATTGGTTAAGGAAGAGCAAAAAGGGCGAGGAAGGAGAGCAGAAGAAGTAATCAGAGCTAGAGAGGCTAGAGATATCTTAGGTGGTACTGTGGGTGATTCTGGAACGGCTGGAAGGCTAATGGCAAGCCCTATGAGGACGTTAGCATCTTTGCCAAGCTATCCTTTCTTATCTAGTATGTATGAGTTTCCTTCTGTCGGTAGAAGCGTGGCTAAGTTGCCAGCATTAGCAACAAAGGCTACAACACCGTTTATGGCGGCAAGCGCACCTAGTTTATTGCCTAATTCACTTTTATCAGAGGCACAAGCTACACCTATGGACAGAGAAGAGATGATGATGAGCTTGTTAGAAGAGCAACCACTAAGAATAACAATTAGACCCGAAGGTAGTCAATATTTACCAACAGATTATTCCCAAGGTTCACAATACCTATTAACAGATTAAGGATTAGCAAATGCCAAAAACAGCGATTAACCAATATTCGGCAACAGCTTCAAATAATACTGACATAGATAATATTGATACAGGTGAAGGTACAATGATTCCTTCAGATGTTAACAACGCGATTAGAGAACTAATGGCTCACTTAGCAGATATGAATCTAGGTAATGAAATTATTGATGATACCTTCACGCTTGCAGACCCAACAGATAATGCAAAAAGATTTAGATTTGATGGTGAGAGTATTACAACCAGTAACACAAGAGTTATGACAATTCCTGACAATAATATCACGTTAGCTGGAATTAATTTAGCACAAGAATTTAACTCGACACAAAATTTTGATGCAACCACCTTAGCAAATGATGTAGCAACTATCCTTTGGGATGCTAGTGCAAATCAAGTTACAAGCGTTACGTTAAATGCTACGACAAGTAGCTTAGGAGCACCCACTAATCAAAAAGATGGTGCGGTATATATTATATCCGTTATTCAAGATGCGACAGGAAGTAGAACAATTTCGTTTAATGCAAATTATAAGTTTGTTGGTGGTTCTGCGCCTGTTTTGACCACTACAGCAAATGCTAGAGATGTA